CTGGCATCTCTACCGCAAGGTCGTGCAATGAGTCGTCCCTGTGCGACAACTCCCGTCACCGAGAACTGTGAACCTAATTTCCGCTTTGGGTCGAAAGCCGAAATTCAAACCGCGACACTACCGAAGGTATCAACCGGTCAACTTGGTACAGGCGGCGGAGGCAGGGCCGCGAGTTGGCGGCCAAGGTTGCGCAAAGCCAAGCGATGTTCGAGCGCGCGGAAGCCTTTGCGGTGACATTGAGGCGCGACCTCGAAAGGGGCCACCGAGCGGCGCAGGCACTCCTCAAACCGGACTGTCCCGTCTCCGCCGCCCTCACGGAAGCGGACAAAGCCGCGCTTAACAAAATCGCAACGGTGGCGGCAAACGCCCCCGCGCCTTAACGATGCGCTTAACGCCCTCGACGACCAAGTCTTTGACCGCTTTGGGTCTATCGCTTCAATTCTGCCATGTCAGCGAAAATGTCACCATGGTCGAACAGGCCCCAACCGAAAATCAAACGACGGCGGGCGATACCGCGAGGTGAGATTGCGGTGCGGAAGGACAGGTCCAATGTGCGTCGGTCGTTACCGAACCCTGGGCTGAGAAAGTGGAAGGGCCGTTCCGCGTCATGCGGAACGGCCAAGGTTTTTGGCCATGGCGCTGATCTCGGCGGCGTCCTTGTCATGGCCTGCGGCCGGCGCCAAGGCAAGCTCGACGGCGGCGAAACCGGCGTGGCTGGGATGCCCCGTCAGATTTGTGCGGCCACTCAGCACGTCGATCGCGCGGATGCTGGCCTGAATCTCAGCGAGCAGCCGGTTTTGTTCCGCAAAGTCGCGAAGAGAGAGACTTGATCGCGCCAGTACGGCTTTCAGTGAGTCAATGTCCGCCGTGAGTTTCGCCTCGACCATTCGCACGGTGGGAGCAAAATCGACCGCCATTCCCTGGCCGTCAGCCGGTTTGTTTTGTGCCATTTGAGTCTCCATCGGTTGGCAAACATGAAGGACTTAGGCGGGCGGGCGACGCGGCAACGCCTTAATCCGCGCTACGTCGTGGCACGCTCAGCGCCGCGAAGCCGGAGCTGGTCCTTTCGGTCGAGATGCCGTATTGCTCGCACCATTGCTCAAGCAGCCGTGCGTCGCGCTCCGCCCGCTTTTCCAGAAGCGCTTCAAGTTCGGCAACCTCGTGCGGCGACGGCGGACAGATGTCTTCGGGATCGGCCAAACCATCAGATCCGGCAATACGGTCGAAGGCCGCCCCGAGGCGATTGCCTGCCCGGCGAAGGCGCGCCTCGCGGATAAAGCGGTCAGTGAAGGTGGACACGGCTGATTTCCTTCTTTGGCCCAGCATGGTCCAGACACCAAATGTGCGCCTGCGCAGTGTCTATCGGCCCCAGGACGTGGCCGTCGACGCCGCAATGCGGCGGCTCTTCTTGCAAGCGGATCATCAAAGCATCCCGGTCCGGATCGGCGTTATCAAACGGACCTCTCACGTGAGTCCGGCCTACAGGATCAACGGTAACGATCGAGATCCTTTCGGCCGGCCGCTCCCGGTAAGGCTCGTCATGCTCGAACGCTTTGAACATAGCATGATCTCCCTATCACAAGCCAAAATCCGAGAGAGTCCGCCGCTTCACCGGCTGCTTCTCCAGCGCGGCAAAGCGCTCACCCAACGTCGGGGCATGAACCATGCCGGGCGGTTGCGGTGGCTGGCGCGGCTCGAATTTGGTTTCAACCCTTTCCCAGCCCCGGTCGCTTATCCAATTTACACCATGTTTAACCGCCGCAGCCGCGCAATAAATCATCGTGTCGAGGCATTCGTTGGCGGCCTTGTCCGGCTTTTCCCAGCGCCAGATCGTTTGACCAAATCGCCGATGCGCGACGCGCATCTCGCTGACCAGCTCTTGAAAATATCGGTCTTCGCAATCGTTCGGGAACGCCACGAATCCAGGTGCGGCCGGATCATCTTTCGTAAGATCTCGATAGAGCGACATTTTGAGAGTAGAAACGCCGATGTTGTAAAATCGGTTGCTGTATTTCAGCACGGTGCCGAGCTTTTCGTTTCGCTCCCGTTGAACTTTGGCAATCCGTGGCGCGGCGTCGCCATGAGCGCAGCGAACCGCAATCAGCTTGTGCGACGGGCATCGCCGGGCATAGTTCAAAACGTCGTCGGTCGCATAGTTCGCATCGATTGCGGCCAGCGTGATAGCCATTTCACAGCCGCAAAAATTCGTCCATTTGCGCGCGAGCAACAGGTCCAAATTCCGTTGGCAGTCCGGCTCGGCAATATGCTTGCCGATTGTGCCATAATCGACAACATAGCGGCGATACTCTCGACCGAAGCCGACAATTTGCCACTCAACGCGGTCGAGCTGGCAATCGACGCCGAGCATTAACAGAAGCGCGCCCCTTGGCACTGTGCCGCGCGAATAGAGTGACCTTGCCGCACGGTCAGCGAGTTCTTGCCACGGGCGGCCATCGCCCCTTGTTTCGTATGCGCGGCCGAGGGTGTCATTCCAGAAGGTCCTCTCGCTTGCCGGATCGCCGCGCGCCTTGATCCACTCTCGCGCGATCTGTTCCCAAGATTGCAGCGGCGAATACGCTGACCAAATTGAAAAAGAGCGGTGTTGGGCCATGGCCGCCGGATTGTGCGCGCGCCGTTCGAAGCCGCTGAGCATCTGCGGGCGGTGCCGCTCTTCCACGATTCCGCCGCATGCGACGCATGAAAAGCAGGCGCGCTCCGGGTGCGCCGCGTCGAGCGTCGCGGCCATGTTCTCCCATTCGAGGATCTGCATGCGCTGGCAATGCGGACATGGCATGTAGGGATGTTCCTGGGAACCTTCCAAAAAGCTTTTTGTGATCCTGCAACCGGGCGTGATCAGCGGGGTCGAACATTTGAAAATCTTCGCGTCGGCAATGGCCCTACAACGGGAATCCGCCTGGGTCTCTGGGTCGCCCGCGCTGTTCATTTCCCACTTGGCGATGTCATCGTGCATCGCCGCGTTGATTGTGACTTGGCTCAATGACGCCGGGCTATTCGCGCCGGTAATCAGCAACCGCGAAAGGCCATCGCGGCGTTCTTTGTAAAGAACCGAGGCTTGCGAATCGTTGACCCGTTGCGGGAACAGCTCGCTCACGGCCGGGATTGACCGCATCATCGGCGCGAGCTTCATCTTTGACCACCGAACGGCCGAGTCGCTTGTTGGGTGTGCGACGAGAAAGCTCCCGTTCCGCAAGCTTATCGAGGCCAAACAAAAAATATTGCCGAGCGTTGTCTTGCCGACTTGAGCGCTCGACATGACCGAAACATACCGGCATGGGTCTTCGGGACTCAAGGCTCGCAAGATCTCATCAAAAAACGGAAAAAGATTTCGTTTGTAAGGGCCTTGAAAAGGTCCATCGTCAAAGACGACATGAGCTTCGGCCCATGCGAGCAAATCTATGGGCGCTGGCGGCTCTAAGACCGCTGCTAGGACCTCAAGGCCAAGACGCTCAGTGTTCGCAAGCATCGGGTGAGCCTTCGTCGGCAACCAGCCGCGACATAGACTCGGCCTCGGCGCCGATTGTCTTGGCGCTACGGATACGGATCTCGCGCCATACCGCCTGTAACATAGTCAAGGCGTCCCGCGTTGTCGCGGGCGGCTTTGCGGCCATGGCGTTGGCGACCGGCAAGCTCGATTCAAACAGAGCCATGAGCCGCGATGCCACGCGCCCGAGTTCCTGGCGGGCCACTTCGGCTTTGACCTAACGGCCAGACCTCGCGGCGGCCTGTTCGGCCGCTTCGGCATTGGCAAGCCTGATTTGCTCCAGGCGCGCCGCCTTGATCCGGCCCTCTATAGTCTCTTCGTCGGCCACGCCGGGCTGCGAAAGCGCCTCGGCGGCAGCCTCCGCGCCATCGGGCGCTATGGCACAGCACCGGACGCGGCCTCTTGGGCGCTGGCGGCCGGCTTCCGGGCGTCAAGCTTGGCCTTGGCGCTCATGCCAAGACTCGTCCGCTGATCAATATCGAGGTTCCGCTTTAACTGTTCGCGGGCGACCTCAACGCGGATTCGCGCCCGGCAACCTCGACCGACCAGTGCATCGCCGCTAATCTTCTTGCGTGAAATCCATTGGCTGACGCATGCCGCGCTCACGCCAGTCATCTCGGCGAAAGCCTTCTTCGTGAGAATGTCGCCCATGGTGCACTTTATCACAAATACCTGTTAAGTTAACACTCTGATTTTGCTAAGTTTGTAAGCTTAAGTTGCTGGCCGCAAGCGAAACATCGCTCTGGAAGTACCTTTTGGTTTCATGGGCGTGAACTTGTGGTTCGCCGGGCCTTCCCTCATTTCGCGGGCGCGGATCGGAACGTGTCAATGACTTTGAGACAGTCGGCGTTTGAATTTAAGCTTGGATTTCTAGCCTTTGGGTTGGCGGGTTGATCCAGGCGGCGGTTGGTTTGAG